CTGGGCAGAAGGCCTCGCTCATCACCGGGCGAGCCATGGATGAACTGGCCGGACGCATGGGAAAGCTCGGCACGCTTTTCAAGGAGGTAGTTGCGCCATTCGCCTCGGTCTTTGCGGGCCACCAGCTCTTTCAGAATCTTTCTCAGGTGGGCGAGAGTCTCGACATTCTGAGCGAGAGAACGGGCGTTGCCACAGACAAGATCGACGCGTGGGCGAAGGCTAATCGTGACGCCGGCGGCAGCGAGGAGGCATTCAAAAGCGCACTGGAGTCGTGGACGGTAGACAAGCGCCGCTCAGCGGATGAGTTTTTCCGCATTGGCGAGGCCGTCAAGGGCATGACCGATCAGCAGGCATCGCACTTTTTGAATGCGATGGGGCTGAGCCAGGATGCGGCCGCAGTCTTTACTAAGTTCAAGGACAGCGCGAACGATGCGGCCGAGGCTTACAAGGGCGTTGCCTTCACACCGGAACAGGCAAAGGCCGCGCGCGAGATGAACATTCGCTGGCGGCAGTTCACTGATCAGGCGCAGGCGCTCGCCAACATGCTCGGCGTTACCGTGCTCCCGGTGGTGAACAAAGTGCTAAAGGTGATCGGCGACGGCGTTGCCTTCATCCGAGAGCACAGCCGCGCAGTCAAGCTCGTTTTGGCGGGCGTCGGTGCGGGTTTGGCTGCTACTTACGGCCGGTCGATCATTCAGGCGATCACGGCCTCGTCGACGTTCTTCAAGGTGCTCAAGAGCGGTCAGGGCATCATGGCGGCGCTCAACGCGACAATGCTCGCGAACCCCGTGGCCGTCGTGACTGCCGCTGTGGTTGCTCTCGCGTTGGCTTTCGATGATCTCTTCGCCTTCATTCGGGGCGGGAACTCGATTCTCGGCCGCTTCCTGAGCTTTATCGGCGTATCCGATGAAAGGATTCAGACGATCCGCGAGACATGCCAAGACTGGCTGAGCACGCTCATCGAGCTCCCCGCGGATGCAGTCAAGGCTCTCGGCGAGTTGTGGGACGAGATCAAGTCAATCGGCAGTTCCTTCAAAGAAGGTGTGGCGGATTTCTTCGGCGGTGTTGGTGATTTCTTCAGCTCCATGCCGGATCGCGCGGCCGATGCAATTGGTCAAGTGATCGCGGACGTCGGGGCGCTGGGCGAGGCCATAGCTGAGGCCCTCGAGAGCGGCATCAGGACTGCCATTGACTGGGCAAAGAACGCCTTCAAGGCGCTTGTCGATCAATTGAGCGCGTGGATTGCCGATGCTCTCGATATTGGCGGGAAGATCAAGGGCGCTGCATCGGGCGTCGTGGACTCTGCCAAGGGTGTCATCAAGGATGCTTTCGGCGGCATTGCGGACTTTTTCTCGGGTGACGATGGCGACAAGAAGGGGGCGGAAGCTCCAGTGCGGGCAAACGATCCGAAGATCGTTCGTGTCAAGTACGATGCCCCGGTTGCCTACGCCGGCATGCCCTCGCAGGAAAGTTCGTCCGACACGCTCGCTCGCTTGGGTGATGCGCTTTCGGGCTTCTTCAGTGAGACGCCTATGCAGGCAACTGTCGGGAGCTTTGCGGCGGCCAAGTCTGCGAGCGCAGGCCCGGGCGTGACGAACGACATGCAGATTCAGGTGACAAACAACATCCAGACGAACGGCGACCCCGAAGCCGTAGGTCAGGCTGTTGGTGGCGCGATGGACAATGCGTTGAGCCGTCGCAATCGCATGCTCGTAGCGGCGCAGTCAGGCGTAATTTCAAAGTGAGGGAAGGATGGCCGAAGTGTGGGCAATCGTTGATGAGAATGCGCGGCCGTTCTGCGGCTACACGGCGCTTGATGGGTTCGAGGACAACTCGACAGCCAATGTTCCGACGGAGCCGCAGGAGAACGGGGCGCTATACGCTTATGACAAGGTGCCTCAACCGTCCGAGTGTTCTGTCAGTCTGCTTTTCTCTGGTGACTATCAGGCGCAGCAGGAGGCGGTCTCTAGGCTCGAGTCCTATCGTTGCGGGACTCAGCTCTTTCGCATCCTAACGCCCTCTAAGGTGTATAGCCGCATGGCTGTCGTGTCGTACGGCTATACACGCTCGGCAACGAACGGGGCTAATGCGCTTGAGATCCATGTTGATTTCCGAGAGGTGCGCTCGGCCAAGGTCGGCGGGGCGTCGGTCGCGTGGGCGCCCAAGAGCGCCAATGCAGCGAACAAGGTGCAGACGGGACAGGCGCAAGGGAGCCTCGTTGCCGATCTCTTTTCGTGAGGAAGATGATGTTACGCATACCACTGCAGACGCTTCCCAATCAGGAGTTTTCCATCGTCCTTGATGGGCAAAACTGCGTGATCAATCTGAGGCAGATGGGCGGCTTTTTGTATCTCACGCTAACGGCTGATGAGGTCAAAATCTGCGACGCCCACATATGCCGCACGATGTCGCCCATACCCGTGTGGAATACGCCTGATTTCGCAGGCAGGCTTTTCTTTCTTGACAGCGGCGGGAAATCCGCGTCGCCTCAATACGATGCACTGGGCGAACGCTTTACGCTCAACTACGCGACGGAAGAAGAATGGCGAGCACTTACAGCCTAAAAGACATCCGCGTAACGATTACGCTTGACAAGAGCGGCGCGAACAACCAGCACACCTTTCAGGGCTTTGCTACGAACGTAGCTATCTCAAAGACCGGGGGTGTGGATTTCGCGACGGCGCAGGTTGAGATTTACGGCCTGTCGCTCGACACCATGGGGCAATTGACGACACTCGCCTTCAAGCCTCTCGGTCGTAGGTGGAATGCGATAGAGATCGCGGCCGGTGAGCAGGGGCAGGAGTTGCCTGTGATTTTTCGCGGGTGCGTCACGGTTGCATACGCCGATCTCAACGGCTCGAGCCCCGTGCTCAAGATAGAAGCGCAGGTTGGCGCATACCCGCTCCTCGAGCCCGCGTCGACTGTGAGCGTGCAGGGGTCTCAGGACGTCGGGGACTTTATCAAGTCTCAGAGTGCGCAGGCGGGGTTCGAGTATCAAAACGACGGTGTGCAGGCAACGGTTTCTGACATGACGGTCTACGGAGACCCGATCACAAAGATGAAAACGGTTGCGAATGCCGCAGGCGCGGACATCATCTTTGATGACGACAAGACGATCGTTGTGCCGAAGGACGGCGTAAGGCGTGCAGAAGGCGGCGTGCCCGTTGTCTCTGCTGACACAGGGATGATTGGGTATCCGACGTTTACGAATACGGGCATCCAATGCAGGACGTTTTTCCGTCCAGAGCTACGAGTGGCGGCGGCGGTGAGTGTGCAGACGATCGTCCCTCATGCTTCAGGCGTATGGAAGATCACTCAGCTTCAACATTCTTTGAGCGCGCACAACCCTGGGGCGAGTTCTTGGGAAACGTCCTTTGATGGCATGTGGTTAGGAGAATGAAATGTCAGAGTACGCACAGCCGCAGAACGCGTTTACATCGGGCTCACAAATCAACGTCCTGGATTTTCTGATTCGCTCGGTCATCAAGGGCATGGTCAATACCGCGATTCCCGTGCGAGTGGACACGATCACGCGTCCCGGTGATGGTGCGGGCGCTGGATACCTGAGCGCGACGCCGCTAGTCAAGATGCGAAGTGCGTCCGGCGAGGCGCTCGAGCCTGTTTCCATTCCTAAGCTCAGGTGGTTTCGGCTTCAGCACGGCACGGCCGCACTGATTTGTGACCCGAAGCCTGGGGACGTTGGTTTGGCTGTCTTCGCACAGCAAGACGTGTCGACGCTTACGGGCGGAAACGAAGCTGTTCAACCGGGTAGCTTCCGATGCTACGACATGAGCGACGGGTTCTACTTGGGCGGTTTCTGGGGGCAGACTCCGACAACTTTCGTCAGGGTCGAAGAGACTGGGGACATAACAATTACGGCACCGAAAACCGTGACGATCAATACGAACGTGGAGACGATCAACGCGAAATCATCGTGCACCGTCAACACGGCTACGGCGACGATCAATGCGAGCTCCAATTGCAAGATCGACACCCCCGAGACCCACATCACGGGCACGCTGAAGGTTGATGGAAAAATCACAGGCTTGGGTGGTCTTGCGGTATCGGGCGGCGGCGGGGCTACGGTCTCAGGTGATGTTGTGGCAGATGGAATCAGCCTAAAGGGTCATGTTCATACCTGCCCAGATGGCACCACGAGCGCGCCGCATTGAACCTAAACAGATCAAAAAAAGCACCCCGCAGGGAGTGGCATCCTTGCGGGGTTTTTGCATTCATTTTTAGCAAGAGTGAATGAACGCATGAATATTTTACGATTTTTAGAAAGGCACGTCCTAATGTTCATGTCAAACAAAGATTTACCGCCTTACGGGAAAGTATTTGCGTGGGCGGTTTGTGCCGCCGCGTGGCTATGCGTGATCGTCGCGGCTGTCGCGGCTTTTCGCGGGCTCTTCCAGTGACCACAGATGGCAACTCCTTAATTTTCCTTAGAGGTTCGCATATGACGCATACGGCCTACACAGCAGAGCTTTCGTCAGAGTGGGACTTACAGCTTGACGGAAACGGGAATGTGGCGATGCTTCGTGAAGCCCCGGCGATCTTGCAAAACGTCTGCAACGAGGGGCGGCTTTTCTACCACGATGCCGTCTTTCGGTGGGATCAAGGGATCAATTGGTTTTCGGACCAAATCGCTCAGCCGATACAGGAAGCCATTACAACGGAAGATTTGCGTTCGGCGGCATTGAGTGTGCCAGGCGTGCTTACGGTTGAGTCGGTTCAGCTAAAGGCGCTTGATACAACAACACGTGTTTTGAGCGCTGAGGTACAGGTAACAACAGAGGGCGGCAGTTATGGCACAGCTAGAATTTAACGCGGATACTGGGGTGGTCGTCCCGACCGTTAAGGAGGTGCGAGACGACGTTGCCTCGGGCTTTCAGGAGGCCTTTAAAGTCAGTGACTCCGACCCGCTCCTAAACGTGGATTCGGCATCGCCCATGGGCCAGGTCGTGGACTTGGTGACGACTGAAGTTGCGGCTAAAAATCGTGAGGTGGCTTTCCTTGCGAACCAGCTCAATCCGAAGACCGCAACGGGTGTTTTCCTCGATGCCCTAGCCGCGCTCTATGGGCTCACACGCAAGATTTCGGAGCCGACGGTCGTCGTCTGTACATGTACTGGTTTGAAAGGCACTGCCATTCCTTACGGCGCGATTGTGCAGGATACGCAGGGCAATCAGCTCCGACACGCCGTGGCTGGCGGGGTGATGATCCCGGATTCCGGCAGCGTCGACACTCAGTTTTCCTGCGTTGAGCACGGTGCCATTGAGATCGGCGCAAAGACCGTGACGCAGATCGTGACGGTGATCGCGGGGTGGGATTCGGTGACGAACGCTGCCGCGGGGAACACCGGGCGAGACGAGGAGCCGGACGGCGAGCTACTCAATCGCATGAAGCAGAGCTATGCGATCAATGCGAACGGGACGGTTGAGAACATGCAGTCCAATTTGTCCGCACTTGAAGGCGTTCTCGACTGTGTGGTCTTGGAAAACTATACGAACGAAACCCAAACTCAGTACGGGATATCGATCAAGGGCCACAGCGTGGCGGTCTGCATTGTCGGCGGGGATGATGACGATATTGCCCGCACGATCTTTGAGCGCAAGAGCGCGGGGTGCGGGACGGTGGGCGACACTCAGGTTACGTTCATTGACACCGAGCATTTCAACGCGTCTTATGTCTATAACATCGTCCGACCGACGGCGGTGGACTTTACCGTCAAGGTGACGTTCTTCAGCGACGACATGGACGCTGTGACGCAAGCCAATGTCAAAGCAGCGATCATCTCTGACTTCCTTGGGGAGCTCAAAAACGCCCGAGTGAAGCTCGCTACGACGGTTTACGCAAGCCGATTCTATAAGTGCATTCAGGACGTGACGGACGCCCCAATCAAAGAAATCGTCATCGGCATCTCTGGGGGCTCACAGTCCTCTAGCGTTGACGTGCCTGCGAACAAAAGCCCGACGTTGTCGGAAAAGTCAATCACGCTTGCTTTCGGGGGCTGATGATGGCAGAAACACAGACGTGGGAGGACATCCTGAGCGTTGACTGCGTTCAGAACATGGCCGACTTTGCCGACATGTCGACGGACGCGATTCAGTCCCAGTACTCGCACGCGACGCGCATCCGGCAGAGTGCATCGATGCTCAGGGACAAGATCGATGCTACAGAGTTACTCGAAAGCCTCCAGCAAACGATTGCTGACATGCGAACGGCTAAGGGGGTGTACCTTGACTGGTGGGGCACGCGCGTAGGCGTCAGCCGCTTACTGAAAGTCGGCTCGGATTTCACGCGGTTTGATGACGACTACTACCGATTCCTGTTGTTTTATCGTGCGAGGTGCAATCTTTCGAACGCAACTGCCGCAACGATGAACAACATGCTCAGTCAGTTGACGGATACCAAGGTGTTTGTGGTTGATTACCAAAATATGACTATCAATTCGATTGTCATCATTGGGAGCATTAGTGAATTGCAGGCTCAAATCCTTGAGGTGTATGGGCTTTTGAACCGTCCATCGGGCGTGCTGACGAATTTTTTGATCATTTACCCAGACGAGCAGATTTTTGGGTTTGAGGGAAGCGGCTTGCTTCCCTTTGACCAAGGCGTGTTCAATCCTGGGCGAACGATTGGCACATGAGCCAATTCCAAAAGAAACGAAACCCCACAGGGCTGCAACCTTGTGGGGTTTTTTAGTCCCTCAAGAACAAAAGGAGAAGGGAACTATGCGAAAGATTATAACCGCGATCACTACGGCGGTGGTCATCAACAAGATGGTGAATTGTATGACGAAGAATGAACCAGGCGTCGAATTAAATATTGGGTTTCGGATTTTCCGTATTGTCGTGTGGATAACCGCTACAACAGGATGTTTGGCATTGATGGCGTGGTTGGTCGCGTTTGCGTGGGCTGAGATTAGAAGTCTTATTTAGGATGGAAAAGATGAGCAAATATCCTCAAACTTTACTTTCGTGCCCCATTGCCCAAGACGGTGACAGGAGCGCAGTTCCGGTGACGGCGCTTGAGGCAGGAACAGGTAGGCTATCGCAGGAAGAGGGGTGGGGCAAATGGAACTCCTTGCCGATCGGTGAGGGCGGCATTCCCCCGAAGCGAGACGACTTCAATTCGGTTCTCTACTTGCTTTCGTCGTTCCTCGTTTGGTACCAGCAGGGCGGCCTGATGAACTATAGCGCCACCTTGGATTATGAGCCCGGGAACGAAGTGTTGGTCGGGACGGTCAAGTACCGCTGCATCAAAGCCAATGGCCCGTCTTCGACGGTCAAGTCTCCGACTGACCAGGCAAACTCTGCCTATTGGTCGAATCAGGATGTCGGCGAGGTTCGCTATGACAAGGCGCAGTCTCTCACAACCTCTGATCAGGCGCGAGCGCGCAAAAACATCGACGTTCAGAGCACCTCAGAAGTCGCCAAGCAACTCGCAGACGCCATCAAAGGCTTCGTTGCTTTTGACAAGGCGCAGAGCCTGAGCAATGAACAGAAGGCTCAGGCGCGCACCAATATCGGCGTGACGAGCTCAGGCGACATGAATGACGCGATTGAGGAGGCCGTTGCGGATGTCGTCAAGCACACGCCTCAAAGTCTCAACGCGAATCAGCAGGCGCAGGCCCGAAAGAACATCGGGGCGGCCCCAGTTGCTTCGCCGACCTTTACGGGAACCCCTACGGTGCCAACTGCCGCCTCCGGTGATAGCTCTCAGCAGGTCGCTAACACGGCGTGGGTAAAAAATGCGATCAGCTCTTCGGCATCTGAAGACTATGTTGTTGAAACGCATCGATCGGGCTCGACGTGGTACAGAAAGTGGAAGTCTGGCTTCATCGAACAGCACGGGACGATTGGCGGCGGTTCGGGCACCGCGAAATTTGTCACTCCGTTCAAATATCCCGATTCCGTTTCGCTTCAGCTAACGGCGACGGGCGGCGGTCATCCTGACGACTGCTACACGATTGCGAAGGTTGTGGACGGCAGCTCCTTTTCGTACAACATCCGCCGCTTCAACGGCGGCAACTGGTACGCGGCAGGGTACTAAGGATCCAGTAATATGGCATCAAAGGAATTTCAATTTCATTACGTCAAAACGCCCACGGGTTCAATTAGCGGTCAGTCCGTACTGACGCAGACCGAGGACGCGATCAATGACTTGGGCGATTACATGGTCGATGCTACGGCCGACGCGACCGAGGCGCTGAATAAAGCCACCGAAGCGCTCAATACGGCGAATACGGCTCAGCAGAATGCGTCTGAAGCGCTTTCTACAGCCAATGCGGCTAGCGGCAAGGTGAACAGCCTTGAGACCGTTGTCAACTCGTGGGACGCGACGATCAAGGACAGCAACGCGAAGGCGTCTCAAGCTGTGAGTACGGCGAATGCGGCGAACACGAAGTCTGCTCAGGCCGTGAGTACAGCGAACTCTGCGAACACGAAGTCCGATCAAGCTGTAAAGACGGCGAACACGGCTTCGAGCACGGCGAACACCGCGAAGACGAACTCTGAAACTGCCGTTGCCGATGCGCTTGAAGCAAAAGAGATCGCTAAAGAAGCTAAGGCGATTGCCGAAGAGGCCGTCGTAGACTCTGATGCCGATGTGGCAACGATGCGTCAGCTACTGG